TCCGGAGGTAGCCCGTCGCCTGGGATTCATCCTCCCGGTCAATGGCATCCTCGATGTTGTCCACCATCACCTGAACACGGCGAAGGCGGTAGTCCGACTCTTGGCCGCTCGGCCACACCTCGTTCGAGGCCCGCAGATCCTCGGCCGTCACGCTCTCGAACCCCATCTCCCGCACCTCGGAGAGCGTCACCGGAAGCGTGCGACAGACGTAGGGGCACTCATCGAGAAGTGGCGTCGTCCAATCCTTCTTGACGTAAAGCTGCTCCGGTGGGAATGCCTCGACCCGGATGCGCTGCTTCTCGACGGTGTGCGCGAGGTTGGCGTCGTACACCGTCTCCATCACGGGGCCAGTCAGGGGATCGACCACGGGACCATCCAGCCCCGTCACAGGCACCTGACGCGGCGTTGCTGCCTCGATCTCGTAGCCCTCGGCCTGGAGCATCGCCAGCATCTCCTCGCTGGCGCCTTGCGCTTGTTCTGTCTGCCGAACCTGCTGGGTTTCCTTCCTCCACATCACCGCGCAGTTCTGCACGATCAAGGCGTCCTTGAACGCCGTGTAGAGGGTCATGAACCCGTTGTTTTGCTTGTAGAACACGTAGTTGCAGACATCGGTGGCCTGCTGCGCGCCCTTCACGTCATCGGCTCGTACCGGCTCGAAGACCACAGCCTCATCCGTGGACGTGAAAATGTCCAGCAGTTCGGGCAGAGTCCATTCCACGGTGTCCTGCACCTCGGACGTGACGATGCGCGACCAGCCCTCCATGTCCTCGTCGCCGGGGTACGCCTCTCGGTTGTACTCCCGCAGCGAAGCCAGGCGCGCCTGGCCGATCTGCTCCACGTACTGCGAGGCGTCGTCCTCGTGCGCCTGCAGATGCTTCAACAGCGCATCTTCGTCCATCTTCGGCATCAGGGCTCCTGCTGCTCGGCCTTCTTCGGGCGGCCAGGCTTGCGCCGCTCCGGCTCCTGCTGCTCGACCGGCAGATCGGGCTCAGGAATGCCCCGGGCCTCCTCCAGCGGCGAGCGCTTCGGGAAGGGCGGCACCCCGACCCGCTGCGACCCGTCCGGGTAGGTGTGCGTCTCGTTCATCACTAAGCTGCCTGTTCCAGCGCCGTCACGCGGTCGCTCAGGTCCTTAAGCAGGGCGAAGAGCGGGCCCTGCGCGTCCGGGCGGCCCAGCGTGATCATCTTCACCAGTTCGAGCAGTTGTGCGTCGGTCATGTCAGCATCCTCTTGCGGTATTGAATCGGTTTGGCCTTGTCGGCATTGCCCATCTGCTCCACCGCCATACCGGCATAGCGGAACATGTCAGCCCCGTGACTGAACTCGTCATGCAGAGGCCCCATCGGCTCCTGCGTGGTCTGGTGAATGGCTCGCCTGTAGCGCTTCAGGCACTCCACCAAGCGGCCTGTTTTGTCCTTGTCGAAATACACCCGCGGGAACATCATTCGAGCGGCCTTGATGCCCTCTTCCACGTCCAGCGCAGGGAGAACCTGCACATTCCGCCCAAGCGCCAGAAGCGCCTCTTCAGTACTCTTGCCGGTCTGGAAATTCCTCGACCGACCGTCGTGCGGGATGAAGTCCACTCCCCACCGAAATGGGCGCTTTTCGATCTGTCCAACGTACCAATCCAGCGTGTGGTGCGACTCCTCGATGTAGTCGATGCACCGCACCTCAGCCCCTGACCGCTGCCAGAATCCGATGGTCATCGCGTCGTTCCAGCCCAAATCCCACACCGTATGCACCTTGAGCAGCGGGTCATAGGGCACCAGCCTGATCCGCCCCTCCGCATGCAGGCGCTCGATCTCGATCTTGTAGATGGCCCCCTCGCTCACCAGCTTGGGCTGGCCTTCCCAGATGTTGTCGTAGTTGTCCGGATCGCGCCGCAGCGTCTCCTGGCGCTCCTTCTCCAAGACCTCGGGGAAGAACGGGTTGTCCCGCCAGTTCATCTGCACAACCGCGGCATCTGCCGGAGGATTGGCAACGAACCGCTGATAGGTCTCGTCCGTCTCCATGTCCGGGTTCAGGCTCAGCCAGACCTCGGACCCCTCCTTGCGGATCGTCGGCAACAGCACGTCCCAAGAGCGCTTGGTGACTACCTGGGCCTCCTCGACCCACACCACATCCACGCCCTCGAACGACTTGATCGACTCGACCGTGTGCTGAGCCAGGCCCGCAAAAAGGAAAAGGGCGCCGTTGCGCCCCCTGATCTCCGTTTCCAGCACCTCGTAGAAGTGCCCCAGGCCCATTGCCTGTATCTGGTCGGTCAGCAATCGGTGGACCGAATCCTTGATCGACTTCTGCACCTCACGAGTACACAGCACCCGCAATGGCTTCTGCGCCGCCTGCAACAGCAACGCCCGAGCAATCCCCCAAGACTTGGCCGAGCCCCGTCCGCCGTGCAGCACCTTGTACCGGCACGGCTCGAACAGGAAGCGCAGCTTCCCGGGGAATTGAATGCTCACTGGTCAACGAATTGGACGGTGACGTTCTGCTGCACCGGCCCGCCATCAGGACCAGAAACCTCCTGCTGCACCTTGTCGCCGTACTTCTTCGGCGCCACCTTCGAGGCGTACCATTTCCTGGCATCGACCCTCAGCCGCGAACGGGCAATCACGTCCTGATTTGTCCGGACATTGCCCTCTTCGTCCGTGTAGGTGTCATTCAGGCCGTCATCCGCGATCTGGACGATCTCCTCGGCCAGGTAGTCGGCCTGGTCCTCGCGCGCGCGCACGTATTTCGTGCGGAAGGACTCGTGAGCATCCAGCCACCTCGTCACCGTCGAATAGTTCGGCCTGCCCTCTTCCTTGCACCAGCTCACTAGGCTCTTGCCCGAGGCAATGTGCTCGCAGATGCTGTCAGCGATGGCTTCAGAGTACTTTGAGGGTCGTCCCATGCGAATCTCCCGGGCTTCCGTGGCTTATCGGGTTTCAATCCATCCGTCTTACCCGCCCTGGGCTGGACTGATGCGGTTCTCACTTCATCTCGACCGTGAAGGAGCACGGTGAAAGGCGGCGTGCTAGGTACACGCCTGCGCCGAGACTGCGCGCAGAGTCAGTACATCCCACCATCCAGCGGAGGGATGTAGATGCCGTAGAGGAGATTCCAGCCGTAGTACATGACCGTTCCTTTCATCGCCGGTAGACCCGGAACTCGGTCCCGTGGTCCTTCTCGGCCTGCCTTTTGGCCTGTTCCGCCTCTTCCTCGGAATAGGCGAAATAGGCTTTGGTGTTCACGTCGAAGGTGTGCACCGCCACCACAGCGAACGGCGCACCACCAGCGTCCAACTCACCGATCCGCGCGGCCATCGCAGCCCGAAGCGCGGTAGGCGTGTACATCGCGGTACGGCCTTCCAACGTCTCCAGAGTGGAGCCCGGCACCAGCGCTTGCAGCGCCACACCGACCTCTTCGGCTGCCTCCACGTTGTCGAACTCCCCGATGACCCGGGACGATGACATCCGGTCCACCGAGTGGTAGTGCGTCTGGTAGTGCGTCAGGGCAAACCGCTCGACACGACGGACCTTGAACTCGTTGACTTGCATGCTGGTTCCTCCGGCTCCGCAGAGCCATGTCCCGGCAAAAGAAAAGCCGCTCGATCCAGGCCGGGGCCGAATCAGCGGCTGATGTGAAAAGGCCCGCCAGCGGTGGTCACTGACGGGCTAAGGCGCCCTGCAAAGTGGGCGAGGAGACAGACAGAGGGCGGTTGGGATAGCCCGACCCTGCACAGGTTGACGTGCTTGACCCTCGCGGATGTTGACTCCCCGGACAGTCCCCACACCCGTGCACAGGTGAAGGCTTGTCGAATCGGCGCTCAGCCAACATTCGTGAAGGTGCCGGTTTTGTTTGGGCGCCGTCATCGCGCCCGTCCAGCCTCCCGGCAACTGGTTCTGGTGGACCGCGTCGGTATCGAACCGACCAAGGATGGCTTGCAGGGCCTTCCTGCGCCCCTGCGCGCAGCCCGAAAAGGTTGCCGGGCTTCCACCGGCTGCGGGGATGGGCTGGTTAGGCCATTCACGGGGGCGCTGGTGAATACCAGGCTTGCCCGCCCCTCTTGGCCCCACCACAGGGCCAGACTCTGGAGCATCCCGGGGAAATCGAATCCCGCTCAGCGCGGCTTGGAAGGCCGGCGACACGTCCCGCGTGCTGGAATGCTTGTTGATGGCCGGGGCAAGGCCTATGCATGAGAGTGCAGATGGTGGTCGATGACCTGCCCCGGCGCAAACAGGAAAGCCGCCCGGATTGCTCCTGAGCGGCTTGCTAACTTTGGACGCACCTCGGCCGTCCGAGCAATACTTTCGCACAAAATTCAATGGTGTGCAACCCCATCACATGACGCCAGCAGCGATCAGCCTGCGCGTGAGCATGTTCCGCGCCTCCATCAGCACCACACCACGTTCCTGAGGGTCCTGCGGCAGCCTTGGGCTGAGCCAGACCTTCCGGCCCGTGTAGCAGTTCCTGGCAATGCAGTAGATCGCCGAGCGGTAGGGCCGGCCTGCTTTGGGGTCATCGGGCAATTCCGATACGTGGAAGTCAATGGCCTTCATGATCTGACCGTTGATCTCGGCCTCGATCAGGTCGTCTGTCGTGTCCCAAGACCGGCCGCTTTTGGCCTGGCGAAACATCGGGTCGGCCCCCTGGATGGGCACGGGGCTGAATGACTTCATCCAGCCATGCCAGCGCGATAGCAAATCATCGAGGATGTGGTCGGTCTCGGTCATCAGCATGCGTCCTCCCGATAGGCTGCCCGGCGCATCGCATCCAGGCACCGTTGCTTCTGCGCCCTAGCCTCCCGGGCAGCCTGGCAGGCCTCGGCCCACATTTGGTCAATCCCACCCCGGGCCACAGGGACGTAGGGCACCTTTGGGCGAGACTGGTGATAGTGGATTTGGCACAACTGCAGGGCCTTGTACTTGGCCTCGCGGTTGCACCCCTCAGCGCAGCACTTCATGCTCGCTCCTCAAGTAGTCTCTGAATCGTGACGGCCAGTGCGTCCGTCTCGTCCATACGGTGAATCGCCCACGAACGGCGCTGACCGTGAAGGCCCATCAACGGGCCGGTATGGCAGGAGGGGCACAGGGCTACGCTGGTGAACCACTGCCCCTGCTTGATCTCGTGGCAGTCGCTCGGACCGGTGGCATCGCAGACGGAGCACGGCAGGGACTTGACCCGCTCGATGTGCTCGCGCTCTGCTTTGGTGGGGCTACGCTTATTGCGCGACTGCATCGCCCACCTCCACAATGAC